AAGAGAAGTAAGACTGGTCACATACAGCGATAGCCAGCTCCGGGGCGAGAAGGTTTATTTTCTGGTGGATGAGAACGGCGTTATGCTGACTGAGCCAGTAAGGAAAGAGGAGATTAATCGTCATGATACAGTTACTAGGCGTTGTAGGTAATCTTGCCCAGACCTTTCTTGAAGGCAAGGTTGAGAAAGAAAAAGCTAAGTCAGAGATTATGAAAACTGCTGCCCAGCATGACAGCAAGTGGGAGCTAATCATGGCTGAGTCCACGCAGAATAGCTGGAAGGACGAGATTATAACAATCGTTATACTAACGCCTTGCGTACTCAGCTTTGTGCCCGGCATGGAAGGCATAGTGAGAGCTGGCTTTGACAGGCTAAACGAGCTGCCTGATTGGTATCAGAATATCTTATATGTTACTATACTAGCAGGACTAGGTTTGAAGGGCGTAGACAAGTTTAGGAGAAAGTAATGCCAGCAAAACGTGGACTATATGCAAACATCCATGCCAAGCGTAAGCGTATAGCTGCTGGCAGTGGTGAGAAAATGAGAAAGCCAGGCAGCAAGGGTGCGCCTACTGCAAAGGCTTTTAAGCAATCAGCTAAGACAGCAAAGAAGCGGAAGAAGTGATGCCGTATTCCAAGTATTCCCCAAAGCAAAAGCGGCTTGCAGCTATGGCAAAGCCCCGGAAAAAGATTACCAGCGCTGACCTCAAAGCTGTTAAGAAAGCTAAGAAAAAGAAATGAACATAGACCAGCTCAGACAGGAGCTTGCGGCAGATGAGGGCTGTAGGTACGAGATATATTTAGACCACCTTGGCCTTGAGACCTTCGGCATAGGGCATCTCGTTACAAAAGATGACCCTGAGTATGGGAAGCCTGTCGGCACACCTGTATCTGAGGAGCGTGTCCAGCTTGTATTTCGCCGGGACATAGCTGTTACTACAGAGGATTGCCATAGGCTGTACCCGGACTTTGACAAGCTGCCAGAGGAAGCCCAGCTTGTTATTGCAAATATGATGTTCAATCTGGGCTACCCAAGACTGTCTAAGTTTGTCGGCATGAAAGCAGGGATAGATGCACGGGAATGGGATGCCGCAGCAGAGGAAATGATAGAGTCGAAATGGTTTGACCAAGTGCCCAACCGGGCGAAGCGTTTAGTGGCTAGAATACGGAGCTTGAAAGATGCCTAAGAAGAAAGACCCTCGGCTGGCTAGAGCTGGTGTATCCGGCTATAACAAACCAAAGCGCACCCCGAACCATCCAAAGAAGTCCCATGTCGTTGTGGCTAAAGTGGGTGATAAAGTAAAGACTATCCGCTTTGGGCAACAAGGCGTATCGGGTGCTGGTAAAAGCCCTAAGACTGCGGCGCAGAAGGCGCGGCGTAAATCATTCAAAGCCCGTCACGCAAAGAACATAGCCAAAGGAAAGATGTCTGCGGCTTATTGGGCTAACAAAGTTAAGTGGTAGTGAGGACGAGGCGGCAAACACATTTCCGCTAGTGTTACAGACTTTTGGTTAGGTTACACTATACAAAAACCGCCCCGTCCTCTACCGCTAGAGCTGTCCAGCGGTATCCTTGTTTACCTTCCAGATGCGCCAGCCAGTACCGTCCGGCATCTTCGCGCTTCTGTGAGGGATGTTTCTAAAATACATACAGCCTCTTACGCTGTCGTAATCTTTCTGGGTGTGGACAAGGAAGCTATCACCATCCTTCAGGTGGTCTAGTATTGGATTCCATCTCCCCCTCTGCACTCTTACGGGCTTGTCCTTCTCTATTAGCTTTTTTTGACAACTCGAACAATACATTAAAACAACTCTCCTCTGTGCCGTAACACAATATGTCTCCTCTACCATTGCAAATCCATGTGTTGTCTAGGGCTGGATGCTCCTTGCCACATCGAACGCAAGTAACTGTGTGTTGCGACTGTTGCGATTTAGATTTCTTTTTTCTGCCTCTATCGTACCAAGCCATATTTATCCTTGCGAATGTTATCTAGGCTTTTATTAATCAAGTCTTGTGCCAGCTCAAGCATACGTTTCTCTGTCATATTGAGAAAGTACGGCTTGCCATCTATGGTGATAAGCAGCCCATCATCGTAGGCTGCCATCAAGATTTGTGGCTGGACTTCCATTAGAATGGAATGTCATCGTCAAGGCTGAGTGCGTTACGCTTCACGGCTGCTGTTTCAGCTACCTTGCGTAAGCCGCCTTGCTGTACGTTATCATGCAGATTGTCGGCTGCCTGATGCTGCACTGGCTCAGTGATAGAAATACCTAGAGAGCCATCGTCATTTTCAAAGACAGATACCCGGTACTTCTTGTCACCTCTAAGAGTGATGTCTGCTGGTGAGCCGTCTTTGTACGGGCTAAACTTGCTATTGCCCCACTTGGCTGCACCCTCATCATTTGGGAACACCTTGATTGATGTCACCTTTTCTAGTCTTGTCGCCATTATGATACTCCTTCTAATTCACTTAGGCGTTTCTGAAAGAGAAGTACAAACTTGTCTCCTCGCTCCTTATTCCTTTCGGAAATCTTCTTTATCTTTTGCTTGTTATCCACAAACAGCTTCTCGACTTTAGCCGGAATGTCTTTCATGTCGAGCTGGGACTTCAAGTCGTTATATAACGCCCAGTCTCTTTCATCTTCGCTTGTGGGGTTTTCCTTTGGCTTTTCAGGTTCAGGAATGGGGGTGGGTTCAGGCGGAGTCGCTTGCTGCAATGGAGGAGGACTGCCAGCGCCAGCCGCCTGACTGTGTTGGATGTCCGTCTTTCTTTCGACAGCATCCATTTCATTTGCTGATGCGTATTCACCACCAGCTAGACCGATTGAGGCAAGCGCACGACCAATGGCACTGCTCTCACAATTCTCTAACGCAGATGTTGTATTGACATGGCCTTGCCCCCGGATTTCCTCTGCCATCCCAGAGCCAATGACTATGCCATCTGCATTGGTGATTATAGCCTTTATAACGACCCTCTGTCCATCATCTACAAGTATCTGGGTATCTACCCCCATAGACAGGCCGAACACCTTTCTAAAGGCTTCCATGCGATGAACAACTTGGGTGTACATCTTGCCCCCTCGTTGCTTCACGCCATGCGTTTTGTTTAGCTCAGCGCATAGAGCCATAGCGTCTAGGATATTAGTCATCTTTTACTTCCTCAAACTTCACATTCTGGCTTTCAAAGTAGGCTGTCATCATGTTCATTACACAAAGCAACGTTTCTTTAAGGTCTTCCAAGTCTCTTTCCAGCTTGTTTAATCGCTCAAGATTAAAGTCTATAAGCTGGGCGTGTTCCTGTTCTATCTCAGTCATGCTGTCCTCCTAAATGCTTATCCATCAAACGCATAGATTCTGTTACAGGCAAGCCATTATAAATTCGGTACTCCATTAACGTCATCTGTGTGACTTGCTCAATAATTGGAAAAGGCTCTCTCTCCTTCTTTGCACCAAAAACGTATGTTGGCGCATACATTTTCAAAAGCTCTACCTCTAAATCCATGCGTTCTCCAAGTGGGTCTGGTGAAGATAGTTCTTCCGCGACCTTCTTTGGCACTGCAATCGGGCTAAAATGTACTAAGTGTGTATTCATGCTGTCCTCCAAGCATCTTTTGCTATTTTAAGTATTTCTCCGCCATGTCTTGTTGCTATCATTCCGAAGTCTGGCGGCACTAGGGAAAATAGTTCCTTCCAATTTCCATTAGCAGCTTGCATTAATTTCTGGACTGCAAGCCAGCGTCTTACTACATCCTCGTATGCTTCCTCTAGCCTATCTGGTTGTAATGCTTCACAATTTTCAGCAGTAACGATGTTGTACCCGGCGCTGGTAACGAACAGCAAGCCTGGGGTCAGGCCAGTAGATTTATGGTAAACCGCTTGCTGCATGACTTGCTGGGGAGTAGGTTCTGTCTTTGGTTTTGGCACTCGCCACGTTCTGCTTCCGTCTTTCTTTGGTGGGTTGCGGAGAGGAAGGCTGCACTTGAGGTCAATCTGTCTATCTTCGCTCGCATAGTCGAGAAATAACGTGACTGGTACATCAATGCGTGGGTCTTTGTAATAGCGTTGATACTCACCTTCTAACTCCTCATCGCCAAAAAACTCGTTCAGTCCATCAACAGCGTGACGGGACATATCTGCTATGTGGTTTTTAAATTCGGCAAATGCTTCCGCATCCGCACCACCATCCCAAGTCAACGGCTGGTATGTCATAAACTCAGCCATGCCGTGCCTCAGGGCTTGTGCAAAGTCCCAGCGTTCTTGTTGGCCTTTTATCGGGCTGTAATCATGTAAGCCCATGCAAAGGTCAGCCACTATCTGCACGATTTGCCCAGCTCTGGGACGGGCAGACATCGGGAAGTTCATCTTGTATTCTTTGCGTAAGAACAGCTTTAGTATGTGTTCGTCTAGCTGTTGTGTTCCGCCAGAAGCAGAAACATGGTATCTGCCATACTGCTTTGAATACTCTGGCACTTCATATTCCATGGTGTCCTCCTCTGCCGGGGCGGCAAAAGCGTGTAGGAAAAAAACCGCCCCGACAATTCCCATTCTAATTAGGTTTACCAATCTGTCAATACCTGATATAAATAATGTATGTTTTTATCTGATTACTTGATACAAGAGAATATGTCTCAGGGTGAATTTGCGAGGCAGTGTAAGCTATCGGCTGCTGCTGTTTCTCGCATTATTAACGGTCAACGATTTCCCAGCCCTGAGACTATGTACACAATTCTAATCGCTACTGGCGGAAAGGTAGGGGCAGATGACTTTTTCAGAGAGAGAGTTGCTAGACGGGGTAGCAATAATAGTTTGTCCTGATTGCGATGGCGATGGCCAGGTGGAGTACGAGGTTGGCGAGGCTGACTGGGGTGCGCCAAGAGGCGGAGAGTTGGTAGGCCGGGTTATGACTTGCGAGCTATGCGAGGGGTCTGGAGAGCTGGAGGTGCAGATTGAAGAAGATGAAATGCAAATCATTGTCCAGCTCGAAAACACCGGGTCAATCCACTAGCGTTGTGAAGTATTCACATATTTGTGAACCCGTGCCTCAGGGTTGGAAAGCATATCCGATGCAGGGATGGCATGGTAAAATGGGTAGGATAATTTTAGTAAAGGAAAAGTAAATGGGCGGAGCAAAAGACTGGGAAGCGCAGACGCGAGAGCATAAGAGGCAGTGGGCAAGGTGGAATGAGATTTGCCCACCGGGATTTGAGGATGCAGTCATCAAGGAGCATATCACTGGCAAGCAGCCGGAGCGTCCTGCGTATGACATTAGGTCTGGGAATAGTCCTTTAGATGACTAATGGCAGAAACAAGGGGGCTGCCTTTGAGCGTGAAGTCGCGGCTCTGATAGACCAGCATCTAGGCGTAAGGGTCAAGCGAGACCTTGAACAGTACCGGGAAAGCCAGCATGGCGATTTGCTTGGGCTGGATGGCTGGGTCATAGAGTGCAAAAGATACGCTATGGCTAATGGTGGGCATCATCACCGGGACTGGTGGCAACAGGTAACAGATGCCGCTATTTCTCTGCAACAAGAGCCAGTGTTGATATACAAGTATGACCGGGCTGGCATCCACTGCGTTGTCAGGCTTGGGCTGGTCAACCCCGAATATGCAAGCACAGACTACACTTGCACGGTCTCTTTCTCTGCATGGTGTATGCTGGTCAGGGAGAAGATGTGCGAGGGGATTGACGCGGATTTAAATCCATGATAATTCACGGGAGTGAAAACGCAGTGCTTAGCTGTAGTGCTTAGCAGTGTAGCTTAGAACATCCCAAAGCATATTTTCTTTTATATATAAAAAAAAAGAGCTTAGCTTTTCCAGCTAAGCTCTACCAGCTAAGCAGTGCTGCATTACTAAGCAGTACTGCTACGCGGCATTTCTATATTGCTCCAGCTCATACAACACTTCCTGCATTTCTTTTCTGCTGTATGTCGTGCGTATGTCTGGCTTTTGGCAAAGTATTTGATGCTTGTTCCTGCCTATATATTTGCCTGTCTCTGCATCTTTCAGGTAGTACTTTGGCAGCAGATAATTGCTATGTATCTTAGCAAAACTTATGTGCATTATTGTGCTTCGCCAGTGTACGGCTATGTATCTGTTCCCGAACGTGCAGCCGTAAACATTCTTGTTTGTCCTGCGCTTCATTCTGCGCCAGTGCATTATGCTTTTGTTGAAGGCGAATAAATCCCCTTCACTTACTGTCTTAAATGCCGGGTGTTCAGGCGTGTAGGAACAAAGCCTAAGTTTTAGCTCGTAGTGCCTGTTTCTTTGCTTGTTCAGGGCATCCACTCTCGCTAATAGCTTTTTGCTTGGTTCGAGCATTTTTATTTCTCCTCTAGCTCTAAAGCGTCCATAGCTATTTGGAACGTCTTAGGGATAGGCGTTGCTCCGCTTTCATAATTGCGGATAGTCCTATCGGATAAGCCGAAACGATTTGCTAGGTCTGCTTGTGTTAATGTTAGAAAGATGCGTCTCTCTTTTAGCTCATCAGCCGTCATTGTTTTCTGCGTCCTTTTCTCTTTCTGCTCTGTTTAAGATGGGTTCGGCATCCGCCCAGTGCGGCTCGCTTGCCTCGATAACTTGGCTTACTGCCCATAGGTAAAGCTCATCGCCATGTATGGCTATCAGATGCGCCACTTTCTCCCTTGCTTCTTGTTTGGTATCTACTAGCTGGAAGCAGTCATAGTAAGCAGTGTTGCCTATGCTGTCCCTGCGCTGGATTGTATGGCTTACGATTAACATTTTTATGCCTCCTCATCATATTCATCTAACGGAACAATGGTTACTTCCGCATCACAATCGCTGCACCATTGGGCTATGCTATCTGCTAACCATAGTTTGCGGCTGTTGCAAAAGTATCTGTTCGCGTGCCATTCACTGCCGCCGCAATCAGCACAAACATAATCGGTTGTTTCAAAATCAAACACTATGCTTCCTCCACTTCTACGATTTGCCAGTCCCGGTGAACGGTCTCGGTTGTTTCTCCGCTTATGCTTATGTCAGCCCCATACTCTGCTATGTCATGGGCTTTTGCTTCTGCTTCTTCCGGGCTATTTGCTTGCACGTTTAAGACAAGCCCACCCTCTATTGATATTGCTACCCTGTAATCAGGCATTTTTTCTTTCTCCTCTATCTCTCAATACGAGCTTAATTGTTGCTATATCCAGCTTGCTCATGCCTTTGGCTGGGCTGGCTATACATTTCTCTAGCCAGTCTGTTTTCTGGATTGCACACAAGGCGTAGTAATAGCGTCTTGTTCTTCGCATACCCGTTTCTCCTCTATTATTTGCTCAAGGTCGATTTGCCTGTTGCCGGGCTGGATTGCTCCAGCCTGGTCGAACAGGTCG